AGCGAGAACTATGGGGCGCTGAACATTTACTTCCGCAAGCTGGTGTCAGCACTTGGCGCATTGTTTGGATCCATGGGCTGCAAGTTCCTGAACAATGCGCACGCATCGTTTTTTGACACCACAGACCAGACCGCAGCCAACACCACGACAGCCTATGCCACCAAGTTCAACACCACCGACTTGAGCAATGGCGTCACGGTTGTCAGCGATTCGCAGATCACTGTTCATGTAGATGGTGTCTGGAACGTCCAATTTTCTTTGCAATTCAAGAACACCACAAACGATGGTCAGGACATTGATGTCTGGTTCAGAAAAAACAACACCAACATCGACAACTCGAACACACGGTTCCATGTGCCAGCCAGGAAATCGACTGGCGATCCGTCGTATGTTGTCGCGGCCATGAACTACTTTGTTGAGATGGTGGATGGCGACTACATCGAAATCATGTGGCGTGTCAGCGATGTTGGTGTTGTCATGGAGCATTTGCCAACCAGCACCACACCAGACCGCCCAGCAGTGCCGTCAGCAATTGTGACGGTAACATTTGTTTCCAACCTATCGACCTGATCATGTACATACCTTTGAAAATCCCGCCAGGTGTTTACAAGAATGGCACCGAGTATCAAGCCGCAGGCCGGTGGAACAACTCAAACCTGGTGCGCTGGTATGAGAACACGCTGCGCCCTGTTGGTGGCTGGCGCAAGCGGTCATCTGCTCAGATGACGGGCATGTGCAGGGGCATCATCACATGGCGTGACAACAGCGCAACCCGCTGGATTGCACTTGGCACGCACTCCAAGCTGTATGCCATGAACCAGCAGGGGACGCTCAAGGACATCACGCCAAGTGGGTTCACGGCTGGCAGTGCCAATGCGGTTCTCAATATTGGCTATGGCAGTCAGGAGTTTGGAAGCTACGCATATGGCGTGGCACGCCCAGATGTTGGGACATCCACGCCTGCCACCACATGGGCGCTGGACACATGGGGTGAGTACCTGGTGGCCTGCTCAAGCACAGACGGCAAACTCTACGAGTGGCAGCTTGGGTTCACAACGCCAACGCTGGCGGCGGCCATTGCCAATGCCCCGACCAGCAACAAGTCAGTGCTTGTGACTGCAGAGCGAATCATGTTTGCGCTTGGCGCTGGCGGCAATCCTCGCAAGGTGCAGTGGTGCGACCAGGAGGACAACACGGTCTGGACACCAGCCACAGACAACCTGGCCGGCGACTTTGAACTGGCAACGCCAGGCACGCTGCTGGCCGGCAAGCGCGTCAAGGGTGTGAACCTGCTGTTCACGGATGTGGACGTCCATACGGCTCAGTATGTAGGTGCGCCGTTTGTCTATGGGTTCGAGAAGGCCGGCAATGGCTGTGGCCTGATCTCGGCACAAAGCGTGGCAGCGATTGACACTGCAGCCATCTGGATGAGCCGGTCTGGGTTCTGGATTTATGACGGCTACGTCAAGCCGCTGCCCAGCGATGTTGGTGACTATGTGTTCAGCAATATCAACTATGCCCAGGCCAGCAAGGTCTATGCCGTCCACAACAGCCAATACGGTGAAATCTGGTGGTTCTATCCCAGCGTGGCATCAAGTGAGAACGATTCATATGTCACCTACAACTATCGAGAGGGCCATTGGGCAATTGGTACGCTGGCTCGCACTGCTGGCAGTCATGCTGGTGTGTACACAAACCCGCTGATGGTGTCCACCGACGGGTATGTGTACGAGCATGAGGTCGGGTTTGCATACGACGGCGCATCTGTGTTTGCAGAATCTGGCCCCATTCAGATTGGCAATGGCGACAATGTGATGTCTGTGCGCGAGGTGATACCAGACGAGCAGACACTTGGCGAGGCTGTGGTGTCGTTTACCAGCAGGTTCTACCCCACTGGGGATGAGTTTTCATTTGGCCCATACAGCGCAGCCAATCCGACATCTGTGCGTTTTTCCGGCCGGCAGGTCAATATGAGGGTGACTGGCAACACATTGAGCGACTGGCGTGTTGGTGTCATGCGCCTAGATGCTGTGCCTATGGGCCGCAGATGAGCGATATGGAGCATTTGTATAGGCTGCGCCAGCATGTGGAGGCGGCCTTAGAATACAGTGGAGGCACGCACGATTTTGATGATATTGCCGAGATGGTAGAGAGCAACAGGCTGCAGTTGTGGCCTGCATCGAATTCGGTTGTGTTGACTGAGATCATTGTCTATCCACGGCTCAAGAATTTGCATTTCTTTCTGGCTGGTGGCGACCTCGATGAACTCTCACGGATGAGACCGATGATCGAATCCTGGGGCAAATCGGTTGGTTGCACCAGGGTGACATTGGCAGGCCGCAGAGGCTGGGCCAATACATTTTTGAAGGATGAAGGATACAGACCGCAATGGTATGTCCTTGCAAAGGAACTCTAGGAGTCGAATATGGCAATTTCACAAGGACTGGCCTGGTCTCTTGCAAATGGCATTACACAAGAGCAGTATGACAAGAACATTGTCGATGCCATCAAGCGATACGAGCAGCAGGGCTATACAGATGCTCAATATGAGAGTCTGATGAACCAATGGGGCATCAGTCCTGAAGACGTTGCGCGTGCCACTGGCTCCAGGGTTCAAGACATCCAGGCGCGAATGCAGGCTGCAACTCCAACAACACCAACAGAGGTGGAGTTTGAGCGTGCTGCACAGGCAGAACTTGGTCAGCGCCAGGCTCAAGCAGCCGCACAGCAGCGACAGAATGAAATTGACTGGGCTGCACAGCAAAAGCGCAATGAAGAATTGTGGGCTGCCAAGCAGCGCCAGAATGAAATTGATTGGGCCGAGCAGCAGCGCATCAATGAGATTCGCAATCGAGAGCAGATTGCTGCCAACGAAAAGGCATGGGCCGAGCAGCAGCGCCAGAATGAACTGGCATGGGCCGAGCAGCAGCGCCAGAATGAACTGGCATGGGCCGAGCAGCAGCGCCAGAACGCTGTCGAGTGGGCGCGCCAGCAGGCCTTGTTGAACCAAGGCGCAACGGGTGTCGGGCAGTTTGGAGCGCCAGGTACATTCGCGCAAAACTTCCAGAATTACATGGAGATCCCGATTGGCGCTCAGTACAACCCTGCTGTGACGCCTGGCGGAGCATCCCCATACAGCCTGGTGCGTGCCCAGATGCAGCCCATGCAAAACCCATATGCAGGTTTTGTCGCTGGCACCCCGATGGGTGGTTACGACCCCAACGTCTACAACACGCTGCTGCGTCAAGTCGATCAAGAGGTTTTGAAGAATGCTATTGATGAAGGATTGATCGGGACTGCTGGTGGCGATAGTGTTGGCAGTGGAGATGCTGGTGGCGATAGTGTTGGCAGTGGAGATGCTGGCGCTGATGGCGGCATGAGCAACAGCGGAGAAGGTGGTGAGGGAAGCATAGGTGGCTGGGCTGCTGGTGGTCTGATTGATCGAGTCGTCGGCCCCAATCCACCTGGCAAGGATGATGGGCTTGGAATGCTGCAACTTGGTGAATATGTCGTCAAGAAATCTGCTGTCGATAAATACGGCAAGGGGCTGCTGGACATGATCAATGCTGGCAAGGTGCCGGCCAAGAAAATCAAATCTCTTCTTGATTAAGGGGAACGAAATGTCAAAAGGCGGCGAAACGGTATCCACCACCTCAATTGATCCTGACATCAAGCAGGCATTTCTAGCGAACTTCCAGAATGCACGGAATGTTGCAGGAGCATTGCCTGTTCAGCAGTTCGCTGGGTTCAATCCAATGTACCAGGCTGGTGAGCAGGCTCTGGTAAACACAGCACTGGCTGGCCCAGGCATCAGCGGCACAGACCTGGCAGCGCAGATGGCCGCCTACGGTGGTGTCTATGAACCAGCCATGCAGCAGGCTGTTCAGTCAAATCTCGGCATGACTGGCCCAGGCAGCATCGCCAGCTACATGAACCCGTACAGCCAGATGGTTCGTGAGAACGCACTGGCTGACCTCGAGGCATCCAGGCAGGCCGCCATCCGGCAAACGGGTGAGCGTGCAACTCAGGCGCGTGCATTCGGTGGATCTCGCCAGGGTGTGGCCGAGGCTTTGACAAATCTCGGGTTTGCCAAGCAAGCCGGGACTCTCGGCACGCAACTCAACGAGCAGGCATTCAATCAGGCTGTGCAGTTGCAGGCTGCAGACCTGGCTCGACAGCAGGCGGCTCAGGCAGCGAACCAGCAGGCTGGCCTGCAGGGGGCGCAGTTACGCCTTGGTGGTGCCGGACAGCTTGGAAGTCTCGCTGCCCAGCAGCAGGCTCTACGCCTTGGTGGTGCCCAGGCCGTCATGGGTGCAGGCGGTGCGCGTCAGGCTTTGGAGCAGCAGCAGATGGATGCCCTGCGCAACATAGGACTGCAGCGTCTAGGTGTTGTGCAGTCGTCACTGGGTGCGCAGCCAGCAAATCTAGGCCAGATCGCAACCACCCCGTACACACAAAACGTGGCCGCTGGTGGGCTTGGTGGCGCACTGGCTGGTGCGCAACTCGGGAGCATCGTGCCAGGTATTGGCACAGCACTTGGTGCTGGCATCGGCGGTATTCTTGGCCTGCTGGGCTGATGGAGTAAAGCATGGCAAACGGATTCGATTTTGCAAACATCGGACAGATGTTCGGTGGTCTGACGCCTGGCGTCACCCCAACAGGTTTGGATGCTCTGCTGACTGAAGATCAGCGCCGCCTGCTTGGCCGAAATGCTGCGCTGTCTGCAGCGGCTGCATTGCTGCAAGCCGGTGCGCCAAGTCGCACACCTGTCAACCTTGGTCAAGCTCTTGGTTCTGCACTGCAGGCTGGTCAGGCCGGTTACCAGCAGGCGCGTGCTGGTGCGCTACAGGATGTCATGCTGGGTGAGAAGCTGCGTGAAGGACAGCAGGCCAGAGAACTGCAGCAGCGCCTTGCTGGCGTGTTTACAGCGCCAACAGCAGCACTGACGCCTGCGCAGCAGGCTCTGGCTGCACCTGGCGGGCAAGTTGGCCCAACCATGCAGCGTGCAGAGATTATGCAGGGAGTGGAAGGACCAACAGACGCGCAGGTCAAGGCTGCTCAGTATCAGCGTGCTGCTGATCTTTTGGCTGCTGCTGGCAAGGCTGATCAGGCCAAGCAGTACCAAGACATGGCTGAAAAAATCAACCCACGCGATGAAGTCGTCGGTCAGCCGTTCGAGGTGACTGATTCTGGCGGTAAGCCTGTCATGGTGCAGCAGTTCAAATCCGGCAAGCTGCAGACGATGGCCGGGTTTGGTCCAAAGCGTGAGGTGGTACTGCAGAACTTTGGTGGTCAGACGATTGCCGTCAACAAATCTGCTCTGCGTGGCGGTGAGACATTCCAGCAAACGCTGACACCATCAGAGGCTGGAAATCTGGCTGTGGCCCAGGGCAATCTGCGCGTGGCTCAGGGAAATCTTGCAATGCGAGGTCAAGAATTTGAACGTGGCGCATACGATGTGCGTGAAACCTCTGAAGGTTTGGCATATGTTCCAAAAGCACCTGGTGGTGTTGCCCGACCAGTGACTGGCGCTGGCGGTGAGCAAGTAAAAGGTGCTGGAGGCACACCGACTGAAGGTCAGTCAAATGCTGCAGGATTTGCACAGCGCATGGAACTTGCATCCAGCATCATTAACACTTTGCCTGCAGGATCACAGCCTGGTGTTGGATCTGGTATTGCTGGATCTGTGCCTTTTGCTGGAGATACTCTTGCACGCCTAATTCAAAACCCTAATACGCAAAAATATGCACAGGCAGCAAAAGACTGGATTCGTGCAAAGTTGCGCAAGGAATCTGGCGCTGTAATTGGCGAAAAAGAAGAGAACGATGAGTACAAAACATATTTCCCACAGGTGGGTGATAGTGCAGACACAATTGCTCAAAAAGCAGAAGCACGCCGTGTGGCTACAGAGTCTATGAAGACTTCTGCAGGTAAGGCTTACAGACCTTATGTGCCTCCAACACCTGCATCTACACCAGCGGCGGGTGGTGGTAGGTTGCAGTGGGATCCAGCCACACAAACATATCGTTACATTCCGGGGTAAGCCATGGCTGACAAGATTGTTCAGATTCCAAACGTCGGTCCTGTGGCATTCCCTGCCACGATGTCTGATGAGGAAATCATCAAGGCCATTCAAAGAATGCAGGCACCGGCGGCTGCACCAGCACCAGCACCAG